CAAGGTACAAGATGCGCGTTTGGCGGTTGCAGATGCTGCACAGCTAGGCATGGATTGGGGTACAACAGGTTACAGAGGGTTCACGCCTGATGTGCAGAAAGGTGTGTTAGAAACGCGCCCAGAACAGTCTACAACGTACCAATATGGCTATGACAAGATAGAGGATCGGCCTGATACATATCTATCAGGATCGCGCGGCATCCCAGCAAACTTGTTGTTCCGTAACTTAGCAGAAGAACAACGCGCGAAAGGCACAGGCGGCGGCTTGTTGATGAACAGTGCTGATTACAAGGTTTATGAGGCAAGTCCAAAACGCGCCAAGCAGCGTATTGAAGATATTGACGTAGAAACAGTGGATAGCTTCTTAGAGGTAGAGCGTAGATTTGGTCGTGAAGCGGCTATGCGATTTGCCCAAGACATTCTATCTGGTGGAAAAGTCACTGGTAAAATGATAGAAAAGGCTAGGAAGCTAAACGCACCTAACTGGGTTATTGCTGCGATGGTTCCGATGGCAGCTATGCAAGAAAGCGAGCAATAATGGCTATAACAACATACTCAGAGCTAAAAACAGCAATAGCAAACTGGCTGAACAGGGATGATCTAACAGCGATTATTCCTGATTTCATCACGCTTGCTGAAACAGACATCAACCGCAAGTTACGGCACTACAAGATGATTGAGCGTGTAGATGCGACATTGGACAGCCGTTATGTGCAAGTGCCAAACAACTGGCTAGAAACGCTGCGATTTAACATCACTAGCGGTGGAGCAACACGCAAGCTGGACTATGTAGGCCCAGAAGATATGTTGCAGCGCCGTGAGGAAAACAGTGATGCTACAGGTGTTCCGCAGTATTACACGCAGATTGGTGAGGCCATAGAGGTGTTTCCAACGCCTGCTGGCGAGTATCCAATGCAGCTTGCATACTATGAGCGTATCCCAAGTCTAAGTGATAGCGTAACGTATAACTGGCTATTGCAAGATGAGCCTGATGTTTACCTGTATGCTACCTTAATGCAATCTGCGCCGTATTTGCTTGATGACGCGCGTGTAAGTACATGGGGTGGCTTGTATCAAAACGCATTAGCTTCTTTGCAAAAAGCCTCAGATGACACACGATATGGTGGTTCTGGTCGTAGAATTATCATCACTAGCTACTAACGACAAAATGGTGTATGGTTCACCTAGATATATCTAACGGAGAAATCCATGTCCTTAACAAACGCTTTTGAAACGCATACGCTCCAGTATCTCTTGACGACTGACAGCGTAACGCGCCCAACATCATGGTACATTGGCCTGTTTACATCTGACCCGACAGACACAGGTTCTGCGGGTACTGAGGTATCTACTGGCACAGGCTACGCACGAACAGCGGTCACGTTCACTGTGTCTGGCGACACTGCATCCAATTCAGCGGCTGTAGAGTTCCCTGCTGCATCAGGCGGCAACTGGGGTACAATCAGTCATATTGGCGTTATGGATGCGGCGACAGGCGGCAACATGATTGTGCATTCTGCGCTAGACACAGCCAAGGCAATCAACGATGGCGATGTATTCCGCATTCCAACTGGTGACTTAGACATCACAGCAGCTTAATGGCATTACGCTCAACATATAACACTGGCCTCTTTGGTTCTGGTCTTTATGGCGAGCCAGAAACTACGCAGTTTTCAGCGACTGCATCTGTTGGTGTTAGCGTTTCTGCAAGTGCAGTTACGATTGTTGAGGCAAGTTCCACAGCAAGCATCACCACAACAGCTTCACAGCCATCTGGCGTTATTATCAAAGACGCGACAGCCACAGTAAGCCTTGCGGGTATCGTTAATGTCAGCGCTGTAACGTATGAGGTTGTTCCCGGATTTAGACCGGGTTATGGCCTGAACACATACGGAAGCTACTTATACGGCAAGAACATCAGTATTGAGGAAGGTAGTGCGACTGCAAGCATAGCGGTCACGCCTACGGTTTCTTATCAAGTTGTTCGCCAAGTATCTGCAAGCCCAGCAATAACGTACACATTTACGTCCAACGGTGTTATTGACGTTGTGGGCCGCGCAAGCCCAACTATTTCAATTTCACCAGATATAGCGTATAACAGGGTAAGACTGATGTCTGCCTCTGATAGCTATGATATTACTACGGATGTATTTGCGCGGTATAAGTGGCTAGATGCAGATGATCCGACAACCATATGGACAGATGCGTCTGAGCCTAGCACAACGTGGACAGATGCAGATTACTTAGAGAGGGCCGCATAAATGGCGACAACTACGACAACATATAGCTTTCAAAAGCCAACCGTTGGCGGCGATGAGGACGCTTGGGGTGGCTATCTAAACGCAAACTGGGATAGCGTGGATGATCTGCTTGACGGTACAACAGCCATTGCGCCAAACCTCACAGTAGGGTCTTGGCAGGTTGGCGGTGTAGCGGTCACTGCAACTGCCGCAGAGCTTAATCTGTTGGACGGTGTAACGGCAACGACAGCAGAGCTTAATTATGTGGATGGCGTAACGTCCAACATTCAAACGCAGCTAGATGCAAAACTATCCAGCGTTGACCTGTCATCCTACACAGGCGACATTGATGTTACTGGCGAACTAATCGTTGACAGCTACAACGAAACTTACGGTGCGGTTACATCATCCTCTAACGCCACTACGGTGGACTGTGAGGCGGGTAACGCATTCAGCCACACACTGACAGAGAATACGACTTTCACGTTCTCTAACCCACCAGCCAGCGGCACTGCGTATAGCTTTAGCCTTGAGATCATTCAGGATGCCTCTGCGTCTGGGTTCACGGTCACTTGGCCTGCATCTGTTGATTGGCCTGCTGCAACTGCACCCACGCTTACAGCGACTGCATCTGCAAAGGATGTCTTTGTGTTCTATACGAGAGATGGCGGGACTACTTGGTATGGCTTCACAGCGGGTCAAGCACTGGGGTAACTAATGGCTACTAAGAAAAAATTACTTCAAGCTGCTGCTGGTCAAGCTGGTGCTACATCTGGGGTATTGGATAATGTTAGTATACCTGCTTATGGATTTTTTAGTGTAGTCGCTCAGGACAATAACGCAAAAGGCGTTTTCTTCAAGTCTGACGGCACTAAGATGTATGTAATCGGCAGTATTGGGGATGCCGTTTACGAGTATACTTTAAGCACAGCGTGGGACGTTTATACAGCTTCTTATGTTCAGAGCTACAGCGTAGCGACACAAGAAGCAAGCCCAGAAGATGTCTTTTTTAAGTCTGATGGCACTAAGATGTATGTACTTGGGGGTGATGGGGTTGATGTAAGTGAATATACTTTAAGCACAGCTTGGGACATCTCTACAGCGTCTTATAATCAAAACTTTAGTGTATCGGCGCAAGAAGGAGAGCCGCAAGGCTTCTTCTTCAAGCCTGACGGAACTAAAATGTATGTGACTGGAAGAACTGGAGATGATGTAAATGAGTACAATTTAAGTACAGCGTGGGACGTTTCTACAGCATCTTATAATCAAAACTTTAGTGTATCGTCTCAGCACACAGCTCCAACAGGTGTTTTCTTCAAGCCTGACGGAGCCAAAATGTATGTAACTGGTACTCTTCAAGATACTGTTTCCGAATATACTTTAAGCACAGCTTGGGATATCTCTACAGCATCTCACGCCCAGAGCCTTGATATAATAAATGAAGAAGCATCCCCACAAGGTGTCTTTTTTAAACCTGACGGAGCTAAAATGTATGTTGTTGGGACTATTTCTGATGGCGTACTTGAATACAGCTTAGGCACAGCTTGGGACGTTTCTACAGCATCTTGGGATGAGCCAGCCAGCTCTTTCTTGAGTGTGAAAACACAGGATGGCACCCCACGAGGGGTATTTTTTAAGCCTGACGGTACTAAGATGTATTTTGTTGGAGCTACCCAAGATAGAGTAAATGAATATACTTTAAGCACAGCTTGGGATATTTCCACAGCGTCTTACATCCAGAACTTTAGTGTAAATTCGCAAGATACAGCTCCAGAAGATATATTCTTCAAGTCTGACGGAACTAAGATGTATCTAATTGGAAGAACTGGAGACGCGATTTACGAATATACTTTAAGCACAGCTTGGGATATTTCCACAGCGTCTTACATCCAGAACTTTAGTGTAGCGACAGAAGAGATATTCCCAACAGGCCTCTTCTTCAAGTCTGACGGAACTAAGGTGTATGTGACGGGAGACTCAGGGGATGATATAAATGAGTACAGTTTAAGCACAGCTTGGGACATCTCTACAGCGTCTTATGACCAGAACTTTAGTGTAGCGACAGAAGATGTATCTCCAACAGGCGTTTTTTTTAAAGATGACGGAACTAAGATGCTTGTTGCTGGGAATGATGGAGACGCGATTTACGAATATACTTTAAGCACAGAGTGGGACGTTTCTACAGCATCTTATGACCAGAACTTTAGTCTTATACCTGATGGACTTAGCAGCCCACAAGGTGTTTTCCTCAAGCCTGACAACACTAAGATGTATATTATTGATATTAGTAGAGATGCAGTCTTTGCTTATAGTCTGGTTTAAATAGGAGAATTAAAAATGTTTGTTAAAACTACAAACGGCGAAGCTAGTAAATTTCCGTACACGCTAGGGGAATTACGCCGTGAGAACCCAAACACTAGCTTTCCAAAGGTAATTCCTGATGGGACACTGGCGCAATATGGCGTTTACAGAGTTCAGCCAACAACGCCACCAGAGTTCAATAACAGAACGCACTCACTTTCGCAGTCTGTAGAGAGTCTTGATGGCATTTGGCAACAAACATGGGTTGCTAAGCAACTGCCAGAAAGCAAGGCAGTATCTAATCAAAAAGCGTATCGTAACCAACTTTTGGCAGAGACAGACTTTTACGCTCTAACAGACGTAACTTTAACAGCGGAAATGACAACTTATCGTCAGGCTTTGCGTGATATAACAACACACGCGAATTGGCCTAATCTAAACGATGACGACTGGCCTACGAAACCTTAATGGGGGAGACATGGTAAATGCCACTCATCCCACTCCAAATTCCAAAGGGTCAGTATCGCAATGGTACTGACTACATGTCGCAGGGTCGCTGGCGTGACATCAACCTAGTTCGCTGGCACGAAGATGCGTTGCGTCCTATAGGCGGTTGGCGGCAGCGCGGTAGCATTGATCTGAATGGCGTTGTACGCTCTATGGTCGCATGGGAAGAAAACGATGGAACGCGGCAGATTGCTGCGGGTACATACAATTCCCTCTATGCAATCAACGCAAACGGCACAGCGACTGATATTACTCCAACAGGTCTAACCGCGGGTCGTGTTGATGCCACCATGAACACTGCATTTGGCGGTGGGTATTACGGCAATGAGGAGTATGGCATTCCTCGCGCTGATACTGAGACAATCCAGACAGCTACCACTTGGTCACTAGAAAACTGGGGCGAGTATTTGCTTGCGATGTCATCTGACGATGGCAAGCTATACGAATGGCAGCTAGACACTGCCACAGATGCTGCAATTATTTCTAACGCGCCAACAGACTGTACTGGCATGATGGTTACTGAGGAACGCTTTGTTGTGTGCTTTGGTGCAGGCGGCGATCCTCGTAAAATCCAGTGGTCAGACCAAGAAGATAACACGACTTGGACAGCGGCAACAACAAACCAAGCTGGTGATATTAACATCCAGACCAACGGTAAAATCCTTGCAGGCTTGCGCACACGCGGTCAGTCTTTGATCCTTACAGATCAGGATGCGCACAGCATGACATATCAAGGCCCACCGTTTGTGTATGGGTTTGAGCGTGTTGGTACATCGTGCGGGATTATCTCTGCAAAGGCTGCGGCATCCGTTGATAACGGTGTATTCTGGATGGGTCGCAGAGGCTTCTTTGTTTATGCTGGTGGTCGTGTGCAAGACGTACCATGCGAAGTTGCAGACTATGTTTTCTCTGACATGAATATTGACCAGAAGTCTAAAATTTCATGCACGGTGAATAGTTCTTGGAATGAGATTTGGTGGTTCTATCCAAGCAAGAATAGCACAGAATGTGATCGCTACGTTGCATATGACTTTGCAGAAAACATCTGGATGACGGGCACAATGGATCGTACTGCTGGTGTTGATCGCGGCGTATTCCGTTATCCTATGTTCATTGCAAGCGATGGTACGCTGTACGAGCATGAGATTGGCTATAACTACGACAGCGCAACGCCTTACGCAGAAACTGGCCCGATTGCGATTGGCGTGGGCGAAAACATTATGAATGTGGTTGAGCTTATTCCTGACGAAAAAACGCAAGGTGACGTAAACGCTAAGTTCAAAACACGTTTCTATCCAAATGCAGAAGAACGCGAATATGGGCCGTTTACCATGAGCAATCCTACGTCTGTACGTTTCCAAGGTCGTCAGGTGCGTATGCGCGTTGAGGGCGTAGAGGATGCGGATTGGCGCGTAGGTGTAATGCGTCTGGACGCGCGACAGGGTGGGCGTAGATGAGAGTTGTCCCGCCATTTGTAGAAGATGCAAGAGCTTGGGCAGAGAACATTCGGCGCTTTTTAGGTAAGGCGCTGAACCAGTTGGATGCGAAAGATCAGTATTCCTCTGCATCTGAAGATGGCGTTATTCTATGGGATCGTGAGAATAAGTATCCCGTTGTGTCCAAAGATGGCGCGTTTGTTCAGATCATCCTAGAGGATGGTCACGCATCATTTTACCGCACAACTGATGTTACGGCTGCTGCGATAAACACCGCGTATGCAATCACATACGATGCACCTAGCGGGAATGTTGGCATTGATCGGGATGCGACAGACAACAGCAAGATTGTGTTTGACGAAGCTGGCGAGTATCTTGTGATGTTCTCAGCGCAGATTGCATCGTCATCATCTAGCACGGTTAAGTTTTACTTCTGGCCTCGCCTGAATGGTACTGATGCGCCTAACAACACAATCATCTATTCGTTGCATCAGAATAACGCGACAGTTGTTGTTTCGCGTTCTGCGAAGTTTGATGTAAGCGCGGGTGATGAATTGCAAGTTATGTGGGCGGTAGATAGCACATCAGGAAAGCTGGATGCATCTGCGGCGACTGCGTTTAGCCCAGCGTCACCCGCAACTACGCTGCATATTACGAGGATGCACGGATGAATGACATGTCTCAAAAGATGGTTGTTGGCGAGTATGTGTTAAGTGATGACTTGGCGCGTTGCAGACCGTACATTGAGGATGCTTTGGAATATTGCAATGGTACGCATGAATTTGAGGACATTGTAAAAGGCATTGCGGAGAGTAAGATGCAGTTCTGGCCTGCACCAAGGGGGTGCATGGTAACGGAAATTGTGGTATATCCTAGAAAGAAGGTTCTAAACATTTTCCTAGCAGGCGGTGATTTAGACCAGTTAAAGGATATGAATGACGCGATGAATGCATGGGCTATAGAGCAAGGATGCACTGGCGGTAGCCTCACAGGTCGTGTAGGATGGAAAAAAGTATTAGAGCCAATGGGATGGAAACTAGCACATTCCCATTTTGTTAAGGAGGCCGAATAATGGCAAAAGGCGGCACAAGAACAGATAAACCATATGTTCCTAAATTTGCTGAAACAGCAATGCAGCAGGGCATCGGAATGGCAACAGACCTTGCACCTTTGCAAGATACTTACACACCTCTGTATGGGCCTCAGGTCGCAGCTTTATCTCCAATGGAGCAGGCTGGTATGCAAGGTACAGACATGATGGCTGGCGCGTTTGGGATGCCAACAACTGGTGGTCAGTCGTATTTGCCGCAAGCTCAAACATATGAGGGTGGCATTCAGGGCTACTCAGCGCGTCCTATGGTAGAGGGCATGATTGACCAGTTCAAAGCAGAGCGTCCAGGTCAGGCAGAATATCGTGAAAGTTTTGGAATTGATCCTGTTTCTGGTGAAGTTGGATCACGCGCCCCACAGAGCCAACCTGTAGAGTTAGAGCTACAGGGCGGCAGAAGCGGCAAGTAGGAGAAAAGACATGGGTGCATCAGCAGGTGGACAGAGACAGCCAAGCGGCGGTTTAGCGAGACAAGGTGGAAGTACACCTACAGGTGGTGCGCAGCCAGCGGTTATGCCACCTCAGTTCCCAGAAAAAAGAATGCCGGGGTATGGTGGTCAGGGTGTAATGCGTCCAGCGGTTATGCCTCCTAATTTTGAGACAAGAGGTGGGAGCATGCCGGGGATACCCGGATTTATGCCTCGCCCACAACCGCAGCAACCCAACGTATTCCAGCAATCTGCGGCATCACTAAATCAGGCTCAGCGCACACTAGGTGAATTATCTCAATTTCAACCTAGACCAATGATTGCGGCACGCGCAGCGCCAACAGCTACATATCGCGGCGCTACAGTAGAGCGCACACCTGCATACGGCGGCGCGACGGTGGCTCCAGCGACTACATATGGTGGTGCTACAGTTTCACCTGCAAGAACGTATGGTGGAGCAACGGTAGAAGAAACCGCAGGGCCAACAGCAGCAACAATAGAACGCACTCCGACATACGGCGGTGCCACCGTGGAGCGCACAATGCTACCGCAAGCCGCGCAGTTAGGTCCAGTTGAGCGCTATGCAGGCGCAACGATTGATCCGATTGAACGCGCAAGAGCGGCACAGCTTGGCCCAGCTAGAGAAATGCAAAGCGTTGGTGCGGTGCAAGCGGCGCAAGCGCCGGGGCAAATTGAAGTAGATCGTCTACGCACTACTGACATTTCTAGCTACATGAACCCATATGAGCAGCAAGTAGTTGAGGCGGGTCAAAAAGATATTGAGCGCCAACGTCAGATGGCATCAGAAAATCTAGCAGCGCAAGCTCAGAAAGCGGGAGCCTTCGGTGGATCGCGTCAAGCGGTACAAGAGGGTGTTTTAGCGAGTGAGGCTGTACGTCAAGCGGCTGATTTATCTTCACGGCAACGTCAGGCTGGCTTCCAGCAAGCTGTTGAAAGCGGTAAGTTTGACATTGGTCAGACACAAGCAGCTCGTACTATGGCATCTCAGCAAGAGTTCCAAGCAAGTCAACTTGGTCAGCAAGCGCGTGAAGCGGCAGCAGCGCGTGAGCAAGCGGCTCGCGCGGGCAACATGCAAGCAGCGAACCAGTTTGCTCAACAGCAAGCTCAGTTGGAGCAGCAAGCAACACTTGCCAATCAATCTGCATTCAACGCAAGGGCGCAAGCTCAAGCGCAGCTTACGCAGCAAGCTGGTCTGGCTTCTATGCAGGCTGCAAACCAATTTACGCAGCAACAAGCGCAAATGCAGCAGCAGGCAAACATGGCGCAAGCGGCTCAAGAAGCTGCAAGAGCTTCACAACAAGCTGGCCTAACACAGCAAGCTGGCCTAGCAGGTGCGGCACAAGAGGCTGCGCGTGCGCAAGCTCAGGCGCAATTAGGGCAGCAAGCAGAGATGGCTACCTCGCAGCAGGCAGCAGCACGCGCAGCGCAGCAAGCTGGATTAACGCAAGCCGCAGGTTTAGCGGGCGCAGCGGCTCAAAACGCAGCAGCAGCACAGCAAGCTGGCTTAACTCAGCAAGCAGGCCTAGCGGGTGCAGCAGCTCAGAACGCAGTAGCGGCGCAACAGGCTGGCCTAACGCAACAGGCTGGACTTGCAGGCGCAGCGCAAGACGCGGCAAGAGCATCTCAACAGGCTGGTTTGACACAAGCGGCAAACCTAGCAAGTATGGGTGCGCTAAACCAAGCGATCCAAGCACAGGCCGCACGCGAACAGGCGGCGCGTCAAGCTACGTTTGGCGGGCAGTTCCAAGGCGCAGGCATTCGCCAAGGCGCGGCAAGCGGTCTAGCAGGTTTGGGTCAGCAGCAGTTTGGCATGGGTCAAGCAATTCAGCAGCAGCAAATGCAGCAAGGCGCACTACAGCGTGGCATTATGCAGAACTTGATTGGCGCTGGGCAGCAAAACTTTGGTCAATACACAGGCGCACCAACAGGTGGCTTGAATACCTTGCTAGGTGGTTTGACTGGGGCAGGCGTACCAACTGGACAGACTAGCTCATTCCAGCCGGGCTTCTTGAATTACTTACAAACATTCGCAAGTTTGAGATGATAAATGACACGCGCAGAACTTGAACAAATAGCACGAGAGGCGGCAGCACAATACGGTTTGCCTGCTGACGTATTTCTGCGCCTCATTCAGCAAGAAAGCGGATTTGATCCAACAGCAGTTTCGCCAAAGGGCGCAATAGGCCCAGCGCAGTTGATGCCAGATACTGCAAAAGAATTAAATGTTGATCCTAGAAATGTACGTGAAAATATTTTTGGCGGTGCAAAGTACCTTAGTCAGCAACTAAATCGGTTTGGTGAAATGCCTTTGGCTCTTGCAGCGTACAATGCCGGGCCAACACGAGTTGCAAGATTGGGTCGTATTCCAAACATCCCAGAGACACAGAACTATGTGAAATCTATTCTAGGCAGTACAGACGGACAGCCTCTGAACGCAATGAGGAACGATAGCATGAGTATGAACCCAAATGCACCACAACGCACTGGCCTACTAGGTTTCATGGATATGATGCGTAAACCAGACGAAGAAACAGGGTTGACAGCGATGGAGCGTTTTGGCGCTGCACTTGATCCTTTATTGTTGCCAGAACAGCGCATGGGTGAGCAAATCAGAGCGCGTGGTGCTAGACGTTTGCAGACGCAGGCAAAGAACAAGACGATTGCGGAATTGGAGAAAATGGCACAGGGTAATCCCTTCGCTGCTGATCTTTTAAGTGCGGTTCGTGCAGGTGCTATGTCACCAGCAGATGCATACAAAGCATTGATGTCGCAGCGTTACGATACGAGCAAAGACACAATCCGCAGCACACAGCGTTTTCTAAATGGCACATATTATGTTGTGACAGATGCTGGGCCAAAAGTTTACAACCCTTCTGGTAAATTAGTTACTGGCGATGAGGCAGAGCAAGTATTAGCGGAAGCAAACAAATTTGAGATAGAAAATCGCGCTTTGGGTGTGGGTCTTTCTGAAGCACAAAAGCTACAGCAACAATACGCAAACGAGGCGTTTGATAAATCAGAGCAGCTTACATCAAGCATTGGCAACATTGATACAGCGATTGCAGCTATTGATAGTGGTGCAAAGCGCAATGTAATTTTGAACCAGTTGCCTGATATTACATCTCAAAGTGCGCAACTTACCAGCGCGTTGCGTAGAATGGGTTTGGATGTTGTTTCTTCTGTTACTTTCGGGGCATTGTCAGAGGCAGAATTGAACATTGCTATGGCGACAGCGTATCCACCGAATGCTACAGAGCAAGAGCTGCGTAAATTCTTGGTTGATCGTAAAAATGCCCTCATCAAGTTGCGTAAATATACCGAAGATGCTGCAATGTTCTTAGGCAATCCAAACAACACCCGCTCGGATTGGATGCAGATTGTGCGAGAGCGCCGTGATCAGACTGCTGCATCAAGTGCAGGTAATCCATACATGAGCATGTCATTGGAAGAACTAAACGATGTGTACTTGCGGTTTAATTCTCTGAGTGAAGCACAGAAAAACCAGTTTACGGAAGCTCTACGCAGCAAACAAAGGTGATAAATGGCTACTATAGAAGAAATGTTGGCTGGCATTGAAGCACAGCAAAAAGCTACATCACAGA